CTCGAAGCTCGATGCGACTGCAATCTTAGAAGACCTTTCGGCCTGACACCTAGATCCTCAGAAGGACGGATAATTCATTAATAACGTCTGGTAAAACGGGGAGACTGTAATCAAGTCTTCTCCCCATAATGCGAAAGCATTAACCACCTGGAAGTAAGAGAATCGCGAATTTCCACACCTGCTAGGGCTTCTTAAACTAGTTGCCACGAACTTTTGTACTATGTCGGATACTAAGGGATTCAAAGTTTTAAAACACAGTGATTCAAATTTTCCAGTTAACCAATTAATTGCCTCAGACCTATGCATGCGTCTAAGACTGGGATGCTTTAAAGCATGATATAAATCAGGGTGATTCTCGGATAAATAGTCGATAGGTGAAAACCCTGGTACGCACCTTTTCACTATCTGTAAATCCTGCCATATGCGTTCAAGGTGCGGAGCTGACCCAAATGAAGTAGCACTCAATAATTCAGAAAAGAACTTATAGGTGTCTGTCTCAGGCAATATATTCTGTAGTAAACGTTGCTCAATTTGATCAAGTGCACTGTCTACGGGAGTCAAGTTCTTTAAAGGATGTATTTCGTACGTTGCTGTCCATTTTGCCAAGGCTGTGCGAAATTCGCTTCGCAAAGCTGAATTAACAGAGGGTATGTCATCCGCGAGTAGTATGTTGCGTCGTTGTTCGTCAGCTAATGAATCCAACTCAGAAGGTAATGGGCTAGCTTCAGGCAGGTACTTTTGAACAAGCTTGATTAGTTGTTGGGTCCTAAAGTTAGTTACATTGGTTATTCGAACTGTAGATTTGAATCGGAGCGGGAACGGCTTTGTGCAGTACGTTTCGCACTCCAAGGGAGGATGCCGCATCCTCCTAATGTTCTGGGAATGTGCAAAATTTCTCTGGGTATATTTTGTAATTTGCACCAGATCGTGAGAGTATTATTCAGTAGCGAGTCCAGTCTGTCAACATCGGCACCTCTACGTTTTAGTATTTTATATGCATCAACTTGGGCTTGAATTGCGTCAACCGGATTCCATTTAGATGAGTTCCAGGGCTTCCTTTGCATGTAAGAAGGTATAGTTCGTGCGGGATAAGCAGATACAGTAGTAGAGTACCACTGTCTTAAGAACTCCATTTCATTTTTAAGTATTCCGAACTTATTGTCGTCCGCTTTGATATGAAGGGCGGTGTATCCATAACGCATCAATAGAGCTTTGAAAAAAGTCTGAGTGTAGATAGCGCTGTCGTCTCCACGAATAAAGCGATCAACTATTGGATTGTCGATACACAGATATGAGCATAATTTCACAACCATATTAGTAATCACAGTATTCCAAAGGTTCCCTAGCACGCTGGTAAATCTTAATCCGGAGTTCAGACCCCCGGTTATTTCAAAAGTATGTACAGGTTGGGTTGTAGACAGTGTTGCGTTATTAAATCCCGAAATTATGTTGCGGCACACTAGCTGAAATTCATCCATACATTCTGCGGGTACATTAGGAGCTGCTAGTTTAAATAAGAAAGTAACCATTTGTAGTATCTCGTCTAGAGTTAACTGATGGTCCATGTTTTTATAGTCAAATGGTAGGCCAAAGCACTCTTTGCACAATTGAAGCATTTTTACCATACGATTGAACAGTTCATTAGGAGTTTCATTTATTGTTGCCCCTTCAATATGTTCATAAGCGCCTCCAATTAGTTCGTCTATCCAGGACATTAGCAGATATTGTGGTAGGTCACTGGCTACTGCTATGCGTATTTTCCCAAGCTCAGACTTTATAATACTAACATTATTTTGAGAGGTAGATAATAAACAGAGCTGATAAATAGTGTCAACCGATGCGACATCTAGTACTAAGTTTTTCCTAGCTTTAACTTTTCCTTTTTCGCCATCTGCGGTGGTCCATTCAACTTTACCTATATTACTACTTCCAGATGTTATCCAATCTCCCGAGTACACAAAATCCTTAAATGAGCGATATTCGACAACACTTGTCGGCAGACTTATTTCATTTAATACATCGGAGAATGATATAAGAGGTTTTAAATCATGAGTGAGTATAGTTGGTTGAGCCAAATCTCGAGTTTCTTTGACATAGTCAAACCCTACAAATGGTGGGTTCCTATAGCCTGTGAAGCCTGCAGTTTCTACCCACTTCTTTAGCTTGATATCGGAGTATGAAGTTTTTATTTTATCAGACATGTACTTGGCTAACACCGTGTAATATTCTAAAGTGTAATCGAAAGCGCCGAGTGCGT